ACAGCTTGTAACTGCACCACTTTATTCATTTCTTCTCTGCTAGCACGTTTGCCCTTAGCCGCGTAACCCGCGTTTGCAAGCGCACGGCCGATCGCTGAAGTCTCGCAGTTTTCCAATGCAGAAGTTGAATTAACACCGCGATCAGAAATGCTCTCACTAGCAAGTCCAGTCGCACATGGTTTCGCATCGGCTTCCGTTTTATATAATTCAGCACTAACAATGTATCTAGTGTCTGTGGCCTGTTCAATCTTTGTTCCCACTCTTCCATCTGGATAATCCTTCCACCATTTTTCTAATCGGCTCTCGACTGTTTCATAATCTGCCAGGTTAAATGCCATTATCTACTCCGAAATCATTCTCGTATTGGTCGTGCAGCTCTTGGTATATGACTGCGTAACCAATAATGTCTTTAACACTATCTTTATGATTTGGAGTTTCTGAGAGCCTTGACACTTTGACAAGCAGTTGCATGAGACTGACTTGCATCGGCGATATGTAACTTCCATAGTAAGCAGACCACAATTCGCTGATCCGCTCGTGATTGCTTTGACTGCTTCCGTAAACAGACCCTTTTGCGGATAAGATTGCTGCGCATTCATCTAAGAGCTCAGTTCTGCTTGTCATAATCAAACACTGACTCATATTTTAGTTTACGAACTTTTTCATAATGTTCATTAGCTGCTCGCCAACCAGCTGATCTGCCTGACCAATACCCACGATTAAAGGCTTGATTCATTATTTTTGTTATTACGTACCAACCAATTAAATAACCCAGGATGCTATAAAGCACTAGCCAGGGTGCTGTTGTCTCTATCATGTAGCCCTACTTTCCATACCACAATTTGTGGCATAGCAATAGTGTGACATGTGTGTACGACTTTGTGGATTATTTGGGGCGTAGTTTGTATAACGATTAGGTAACGATGTTACCCGTAATACCGCCCTAGAGCTGTAAATGAGCCATCCTTTGAGATAGGCACTAACGTGGGTGTTAGCGTCTTTCCTACGGCTTCTAGTATAGCAATACCCATCTGCCAATTTGCGCTTCCATAGCGTATATAAGAGGCTTTTTTCCTGTCCATTAGATTACCTACCTCAACCCCATATAAAGGTCTGTAATGGCTTCCTATGGCTTCTGTATAGGCACTCATGCCTAGTCTATGGCTATGTCCTGCTATGACCGATTTGCCCCATTTTTTAGCAAGGTTAAGGGCTGTGATGCCTGCATGCTGACTCATGCTGCCCTCATCGCCATGTGCTAATACCCAGCCAGGATAAAATTCATAGGCTGTCTTGTAGTAATCAATGCCCATACTTGCAAAGTCCATAAACTTAGGATATTGCAGCTCTGGTAAACCTATTAGACCAGGTGCTTTTAGTAAAGTGCTATAAAGGCGATCAGTATGATTACTGCGGATAACACTAGCCTTTTTGCTGTACTCGGTAAGATCCCATAATATGTCTTGACAAGCTGCACGATCTTCGTTAAGAGTCTGACTGTAAGCCAAAGGTGTGCCATCGGCCCACTTGCTAATTGTTTGAAAGTCGATCTCATCGCCAACACATAAAACCTCGTCAAACTTTTCGCGTCTTGCAAGTTTAATGACGTTCTTGACTGCCTGCTCATGATGGTATGGGATTTGTAAATCTGATATTACTAGCCAACGCTTAATCTTCATCCTCTTCTGTAGGATCAATAGTAGGTATGATGCCGCCATTACCTATTACCCAGTCAGGCATAGTTGCCCTATCTGATACAAAGTACAATGCACAGCTCTCATTAAAGCCAGCCTTACGTGCAGCTTTGTATATCTCGTTCATACAAATATAATGTTGTTCTAACTTAGATAATGGCTCAGGTGATTTACGCACCACGCGCTTATTTATCTTCTTACGTTTACGCCTTGTATCAGCCATAGGATTATTGTCGCTTAACTATTAGGGAATATAGATCATCAACACGCTGCTCTAATCTAGTAAGTTGATCTTTCATACTAGAGCCGGAATTTGGTTTAAGCTCTGTTAGGTAAGACTTAATAACCCAACGTAGAGCCACTAATAAACTTGTACATACGGCGCATACGCCAACGGCTAATGCTACCCACTCGCCAGGTGTCATGCTTCATCTGCACCGATGCCATAAACGGAATCTGATGCATCTAAAGCCCTAGCCGCTGGGCCTGCAAGTGCGGCCACTACTACTGATATAACTGGATCTAGTCCTAACTCATTACTTGCTAAGAATGTTAAGAATGATACAAGCACACCCCTAAAGTATGATTTAAGTATTGCTTTCTGCTTATCACTGATCTTCATAAATTACCCCCTAGTAGTGGTATATCAAACGGCTTGCCATCTTTATCGCCTAACTTTGTAAAGCTAATATGTATGTGCTTTGTGTGTTTGTTGAAACCTCTGTACTTGCGCCACTTGTAATTAAGTATTTTGCTAGCGATCATGCCATTATGAATTACGTAAGATATGCGCTTATCGGTTTTCGCACATTTTCTGATCTGGTCAGCCAGATATATTGAGATCCCTTCGGATGAATCCAAGCGAGAATCAACATCAATGGCTCGTACACACCCAGTTGCATCTGGATTATGATCCGATTTTGTGGCGGAATGACGAGCATCACCCACCCACCCATCACTGGTAGAGCGACGATCTGGGTACCAGGTATCAATCTGATCTCTTAACTGTGTACCTGCTGCACATAGCCAAGGCTTCATTATGAAAGAAGTAAAACGGCTTCCTCAGCTGTAATACCAAGTTTGCTTAATAGTGCATTTTTAGCAGTTACCTTTGCATCGGCTTCGGCTTTTTTTGCATCGGCTTCGGCTTTGTCTAATGCCATTTGTGCTATTTCAGCAGCACTAGCATCTCTAATAATTTCTTCGCCAGTTTCGCAATTATATTCTTTTATTTGTGGTTTGCTCATTTTATGATACTCCATATAGATAGGCTGTTCCTGATGTAAAATTGCCGCTAGTACTATAAATAGTTAATGAAGATATTGCGCCAGTTTGATTATAAAAAGTTTTATATGATCTATAAGTAATGTTTGTAGGAGTTGTGGGATTATTTGTTGCAGCAAAACCATCTCCAATTTTCCAAGTTGTAGTATTGGCATAATCATATAAATTAACAATAATTAAAGCATTTGAAGCACCATTATCTGTATCGCCAGTGAGATTGACATTAGTGTCATCAAATGGAGCGTTATCATTTGTAAATGTAAATAATTGAGCGTTACGATTAGCTGTTGAATCACCATTTATTCTCATCGCAACTCTAGCTGTATCAGTAGCAGGTCTATAATTTTGTATTACTAATTGCAAGTTTTTGTACGTGGCTGGTATTGAACTTATTGATACAGATGAACCTGTAAGTGTTGTCCCACCTGTATTGATTAAAGTCATTCCACCACTAGCAGCAGACGCACCAGCACCTTTAATAAATATAGCAGCTGATGTACTAGTAAAATCTAATGTTCCGCTCTCATATTGTGCCAATGCTAATGATGCGGATGTATTAACTGTGGCTGTACCTGCTGTAATTGTGCAAACTCCAGCACCTAAATTTGTTATCTGAACTGTGTCACCTGCTGCAAATAAAGCAGTGTTTACAGTTATTGTGGTTGCACTTGCATTAGACATTGAAATAGCTGTACCAGCATCGGCAGCTACTAATGTGTAACTTGCAGTCTTAGCGGATGCTGCGCCGCCAAGCATCGCTGTTTGTTGCAGTGAAGTCATCTGTGCAGCTGTTAATACCTGCCCAGTTGTAAACGTTTGTTTTGCCATGATACCCCTTAGTAACTTAGGACATTATAGTCTAAAGTGCCATAAATCGTATCATTTAGGATAAATGCGTCTATGACTGGCTCTAATGTCGTGAACGTGGTGCGCCAACTATTCGGTGATATATTCATGCGTACACCAAAAATCTGCAGGGTTTTCTCTAGCGTAGATCCGCCTGGCTGGGTAGTAATTACCTTTATAGGATCAAAAAAGTCAAGGTCTAAGGCTGCAATTATGCCTGTGTTGTAATTAGTTGTATAAAGGTCAAGCACTATTGAGTCCACTCGGATACTTGTTTCTGCACGTGATGCGACATAAGCCTGTGCATAATCAAGTGCTACCGCATCGGTCTGCATAAGTAGGTTATCTAAGAAATAGCTGTGTAAGAAGTATTTATCAATACTGGCTTGGTTGAGTGCTACCTGTGCAGTGCCACCAGTCCTGGTAATAGTCGCTTTGTTAAATATAAGCACATCATTAAGAATCCAACTAGCATCAAAGTAATCTATACCTGTGCCGTTATCTGCAAAGACTGTGGGTGTGCCGCCGATAGATCCAGCTGTAACGTTTCTGTCTTGAAATACAAAATTATTATCTGCATCCACATAAATCGCGCCGTACTCGCTTTCGCTAGTAGTAAATAAGGCTTGCAGTGCTGTGCGGTTAGTACCTGGGTCTGTCTGTAAAGTAGTAAGCCCTGCATCTATGTCTCGCTGTGATGTAGGCCAACTAATTTGATCTAGTATTTGATTTATGCGTGTGCCTGATAAGTCACCAGCAGTAGCACCTGTAACTGTGCTGATCTGGGCTACCTGCGCTAATCTAAATGCATCTACAGCTTGGATAGTTGTTATGGCTACATCTTCGCCAGATTCACTAGGGTATGTAGTAACGTAGCTTGTTATAAATCCTGAAAATATAGGATAAGTTACCGATGAGTAGGTTGCAGTAATCTGCACCTTTTTCATAGGTGTTAATAAATTATAGTAGGGCCCTGTTACGTTTTGCGGATTAAAGTCGCCCGACTGATCTACTATGCGTAATGTAAGTGAGCCTGTTTGGAATTGATCTGATAGTGCAGTACGGCCACGATTAGTCTCTATTCGAGTAACCTGATTAGACACATCTACAATTACAGCTGCTGCATCTGCCAATACGTTTGTGTCTAGTATGCCTGTATCTAGGATCATAGCCTGAGCAAAACTAGGGCCAGTACTAAAGTTAATTATTGCATTTATTACAGGTATTGGCATTAGAAGCCTTGACCTGCTGGTACTGTGCTATATCCATTCTTTGTAGCAATTTGTATAGATTCTGCTATGGCTTGACTTAATCTATCACCAGCATTAGCAGTGTTAACTGTTACTACAATTTCTTGTGGTGCAGCATTTGATCTACTGCCTGGCGTAAATCCAAGTGCTAGACCTAGATCCATACCTGCAGCACTAGATGCAAAGCTAGGGTTATTTATAGAAGTGTTAGCAAGGTTGGCTATATTGCTACGACCACCAAGGCCACCAATTATTGTACCGCCTGGGCCTACTTGTGATGGGTCAACGCCAAAACTAGTTAACAATGCTTTAGTAGCTTCGCTTAATGCGTAAAATTGTTTAGTCAATTCTACTGTAACTTTAGTGCCTTCCATCTCAGCTAGTAACTTCTTAGCCAAGGCCTCGTTATTGTCCAGTATGGCTAACTGTGCTTTAAGGCGTAGTTTAGTTTCATCATCAGTTGCAGCGTTTAGTGCAACTGTGAGTCCTATGCGCTCTAGGTCAAATTTGTCGCGTAATGCATCTACAGCAGTCTTTGCTTTTAATGCAGCATTTTCTTGTTTACGATAATATACGGCATCTTTAATTGCTTTCGTTTCTGCTCTTTGTAGTGGATTACCTGATCCAAATGTAAAATTAGATTTTGGTTTCTGTGTCTTACCTATATCATAAGCAATTAAACCTGCAGCACCAACTATTAACTGTTTTTTACCGAGTGTTAGTAAAGCTGTTACTCCTAATAAAAACTTACCTACATCGCTGTCTAGCATTCTTTTAATCTGACCAATTAACTCACCCATACCAGTAGCAGTATTGGCAATAGCAACTGCAAAGTTATTCATAGAATTAGCAGCTTGATCTATTGAGTTGTCTTTACCTATAGCACTTATAGCATCTATTAAGCCTTTACCTATAATCTCGGTAGCATCAGCAGCAGCTACTTTTAACAGATCCATCTTGCCTGCATAGGTAGTTAATCTTGCTTGTGCTTGCCCAGCGAACTTAGTGTCTAAAGCCGCCATAATCTTATTCATATCGCCACTAGCAATTGTGGCTTTGTCTAATCCTGTGCCTAATCTTGCTAACGCTGTAGTAGTGCCTGATGCACCTTTAGCAATAGCCGCTACTACGCTGGCTAAATCTTTACCTGTGCCAGCACTTACGTTAAGTGCGGTCTCTAATGCTTGCTGGCTAAGAGTTATTGATCCAGTAGCGTTTAATAAAGTTTGAAATGCTGGGCGTAACTGATCGTCTAATACGCCATATAAACTTTGCAGACCTGCAATATAGGATTCTACTTCATTAACTCTAAATGCGTTACCTGTATTTTCTAACTGTACTGCTAATGATTTAGCGGCTTTTTCATCGGCTGCAAACGCATTGATGGCCTTTTTGCCAAATGCAACTAATGCTGTAGTAGCAAAAACTCGATTAAAAGTTTTGCCTAATTTTTGTGCTTGCTTATCAAAGGCGGATATATCTTTCTGACCTTTTTTAAGTGCCTTGCCATTAAAGGTAGCAATAGCCGAGACAACTACATTGGCCATTAGGCTGCCTTCTTAATCTCTGTAGATTTGTTAAATTGTATAGCTGTAGAGTTTATTGCTTGCAGTATTGCATCGTAAACTTTAGAACTATCCTGAGACCACGCCTTAAATATAAGTCTGCCTTTAGTCTTTTTACCAGTGCCACCTCGTACACCTTTAATTCTAGGCTGTGATGTAAGTCCTGGCATAGATGTTACAAACTGGTAACCTGCAAAGGGATTGTTAGATGAGTATTCTCTAGTAGATTTATTATACGTATATTCTTTGGCTCTTCTAGTACCCTCAAATCCTTGCACTGCACCAACTGGTGAGTTAGGTGTGCCAGGATTTATCTGCTGAAATGGTGCACGCCCTTGTGGGTTATTGCGACCTGCAGTCTCATATATGCGACCAGCTGCGCTTACGTTATACACGTAGTTGCTAATCTTAAATCCGTTTTTAAATGTTTTATTTTCACCTGCGTTATATCCAATACCAGACTTAACAATACCAGCGTCATATTTTGGAAATGGCTTAAAGTTAATTGCTGGGTTACTTGGTTTACTCCAGCCTGATAATACACTGCCGTTATCTGGCACAAATCCTCTAGCCTTACTTGCTACGCCACGCATTAAAGGATCAATAGCAGTCCTAATTTTTTGACGCATATTTTCATCAATAAATTCTAAACCTTTTAGGACATCTTTAACGCCTACGACTTCTACTGCTGGCATTTTTGATCTCCTTTGCTCTATCGCTAAGCACTTGCACAATAGCCTTTAACATCTCTGCGTCCATGTTAATAAACTCGCTAGGCGCGATCCCTAGCTCTACAGACAAACTTGCTATCGTGTAGAGCGTAGAATCACGCTGTACTATTTTTTTTCTTCGTCTAATACCTCGACAGTTTCTAAGCTGTCAATAAACTCGACACCAAACACAGGTACAGTTACATTGGCCCTACGCAAACACTCATGCGCTAAGAAGTAAATCTCAGTCTGCCGTTCATGGTCACGTAGGACTTTACTAATTCCTGCACCATACTTTAACTCGAAAGCGTACTCGACACCTGGCGTAATCTTGTGTTCAGATACTTCGCCATTAGCCCTTGTTATCTTTAGCTTTGCCATTATTACTCCTTATGCTACTGCTACAGCTACTGTGCTGTTGCAAGTAAATGTAATGCTTTGTGATGAGATATCAGCTACTGCGCCATTTACATTCTGTAGGTTATTTACCAATACAGATGCTGTGTATGAAGGGTTAGTTGCAGATACCGCAGCACTTGTCTGCTTAATTACGCATGTTACAGTAGTGCCATAAGCAGCACGTAATGTAGGGATAACTGTTGCAGCAGCATTATCATTTAAGAAGTCTAAAGTGATTGTGCTTGCCTCTAGGCCTTTAGCAAACTTATGTGCAGTGTCGCCCATAGCGGTTACTTCTAGCTCATCAAAGGATTGGTTAATAGTTACAGCTGTTACATACGCTGATAAGTCAACGCTGTTTAGCGTAACGGATACGCCATTGTTTAAGAATATGGCCATGATTACTCCTTGTCTTTCTCTTTAGTAGGGGTTGGTGCTGGTGCTTCTTGGATCTGGCCTATCTTTTTTAAGAAGGCTAAGTTTTCTGCATCTGTACTCATTTTAACTCCAGCTCGTTAGGATTGATACGGTAATTTCAGATACCAGCAAATCACCACTAGCGGCGTTGACTATAGCAGGTGCTGAAATACTAGATATGTTTAGCACCAAAGATGATGCGTTTAGTTTAGTTACTACTGCCAATATAAAAGTTTCCATGCCTGCTAGGTTGCCTTGATTGTCAAATGCTGGTGTGGTCATAAGAATCTTAAAGTTTGCTAATGGTGCAATACTTGTAATGTCATTGTTAGATGGCACAATATAAGGATCAGCAGGTGTAATTACTACGCTGTTAGCCAGTAGTGTTGCAGGTGGAAAACTAAAGGTAGACCACACGCCTGCATTAGCTAGGTCTGTTGCAAGCGTGCTGCGTAATGTGGTTATTGCAGCTGGCATTAGCCGACCAGTGAGTTAGGGCTAGAATACGGCTGGATGAGACCACGCACTCTGTTAATCAGCTGATAACCCATCCGATATGGGCTTGCAGTGATCCCATCCATACCTACCCCACCAGTCTGGCTAACTTGACGGCTTTGCCAGATGTCTACAGCTACGATCATCGCAGCCTCTCTTATGGCAGGGGTCGCAGTGTAAGCCTGTGCTTTATGCTCTGGGCCAAGGGCTCGGCCGTATGGTTTAATAAAATGAAAGTTATCGTCTGCAGATACTTTTGCGTATTGAATAAAGCTGTAGCCGTTAGGGTATGAACTAAGTGCGTATGTACTCCAAAACATTGTGCCGATTGAAGCGGGCACTGTAGTACCTGGAAATGATCCTGTTAATGTGTATGTGCCGTTATACGTTGCACCACAATTAGACACTGTTATTGATTGACCTGTAGTAAATATGCCAGGATTTGATAATACTAAAGTTGCTACGTTATTGCTAATAGATGAAGCTACTACTGGGGCATCGTTATGCCATAAATAACCCTGTATTAAATCTTCTGCCGATTGGCAGCACTCTTCCACTGTAGCGTCACTGTATAAAGTGCCAATACCTAAATTACTGCGTAACTCTGCCATTGTTACCATCGCAGCGGCCATAGTGTCCTCTCTTAAAAAGCTCCCTAGGGTTAGGGCTACTAAACCCTAG